TCTTGTCAAAAAGAAGAAAAAGATGAAATGATTCAACAAGAAGAAGTATATCATACTGTTAGATTCGTAGGACTTATAAATGATTATATGGGTTATTGTAAAATAAATGGTGTTGAAGTTGAGCCATTTAATCTTGTAACAGGAGCGCCAGAATATAAATGTTATAGTGGTGATAGATTGGAATTAAAAGATACAGGTTATGATGTTTTACCAACAGTACAAGGATTTGTAGAATCATATATTGTAGTTGATAGTGAAATAGTAAAAGAATATTCTGGTTATGGTGATGCTAATCTTATTTATGTCATACCATAAAAAAAATTAAAAAAAAATTAAACTTTTTTAACTTAATATATATAAATATAGAAAGTTGAATGTCATATTTCTAATGTGTACGAAAGACCCAGTGTAATAAACAAAAACACTGGGTTTTTTATTTATAATTCTGCAGTATTTCAATCTGTAGGTCTCTAAACTTTATATCCTCCTCAAAAACTAAGTATTTAAAGTCGTCTTCTTGGTCTAGTTTATAGAGCCAACACTTTGAATCATCGAAAAATAGTTTATTTTCTAGTACAATTATAGTTGGATTGTTATGAATAATAGAAATATATTCATAAATATTAATATTTTTCATAAGCTATATCGATTTTTTTTGAAAAAATAGAGCCTTGTCTAAAAATGATATTTTAGGCCTTATATATACAAATATATGAAACTGAAAAAATTCAATAGACAAATCTTTAATGTTTTAAGCTCAAACATTAAAGGTGAAATTTTTATTATCAATAAGATGGGACAGTTCGAGTTTATAAAAACTAGATTCAAAGGACTGACTGTCGATTATTTATATTCTGAAAATAGTGAAATGTTTATTGAATTCTTAGAAGAATTATGGTACCAAGTAAATATTGTTGATAAACACAATATTGAACGTATTATACGAGAGCTAACTAAAAATTAATAAACTATTATGACATTCAACAGAAATAAAGAGTTTAAAAAAGACATTAAGTGGGGTAAATGGGGTGAAGGAGTAATGATTCCATTTTTAGAAGAAGTATTTAAGTTTAAAGATAAATACATTTCTTATTGGTATAGTTCAGATGACTTAACTAAAAAAGTAAAAGATTTAAAAAAGTGGGATTTAAGATATGGAGTGTATGAAATTAACGATAGAATTAACTGGATTAAAAAGATTGAGTTCGAAGTTAAAACAGATGGTTATGGTTTTGATACTGGTAATCTAGTTTTTGAAAAGAGTTCAGGTAGAAAAAAAAGTGGTGTATTTGCTAGTGAAGCTACCTATTTTGTTTATTTCCTACCACTATTTGATACTAATAATGTTTATATTATACAAAGTGAAAAGCTCATTAAACTATTAGAAGAATTTGGTGATAATTATGTTTTGAGTGGTGGTGATTATGGTTCTAATACTTTTATGTATAAGATAAGTAAACTAGAGTTTAATGATAAGTTTATTGAAGCAGGTGGTAAGATATTAACTTGTTTTAATTATAAAATACCTGACGAGTTTAATAAACAAAAGTTTAATAAAAACACTATAATTTATAGTGGAAGTGATGAACAAAAAAATTATGAAGACCCATTTTACTTCCCATGAAAAAAATGAAAAGAAGCACTAAAGAAAAACTATTCGACTATGTAGAGTCGATTGAAAGAAGAGGAGGTTATTGCAATGAAATAGATTTGTTTAGATTAATAGATGTTTGGTTACTTGTATTTGATGATATGGAGAAATATGATAATAGACCAGCTCAAACACAACTGTCTAAAATGTGGCGTGACTTAAAGGTAGTATATTATAATATACAGTTTAGAGAAAATCCAAACCTTAAATTCGATTTAGATAAAGTAGTACCGATTAAAAAGGAAAAAGATATTTGTGATAAATGTATACAAATATGTGAAATATATCAAGAAGGTAAAGAAAACCTAGATGATATATGTAAAAAAAATAATTTTACGAGTGATACTTTTAGAAGATATGTAAACAAGTATGACTTTTTAAAGAGTAAATATTTACATTGTAAGAAAACAAAATCAAAAAATAAAATAACGAATATCAAAAAAATGGATAAAAACCACGCTTGATATAAAAAACCGTTTTTAGTAGTTAATATATACTAAAAATAAGAATTAGAAAATATGACACAAGAAGAAGAATTTGATGATATAATGTTATTAATAAGAAATACTAACTTATATCTGATTGACTTAACAAGAAAAGGAGATGTAGATGGATTGAATCTATATAGAATCTTCCTAAATGAAAAGATTATGGAAGCAGTTAGACTTAAAAAAAAGATTAAAGATGGACTTAAAAGATAAAATCTTTAATTATATTATTAATTCTAATCGAATAAACGAAAGTATTGACAATATAGTAGAAGATAAAAAGTATATTGAGGACTTTAAACAACATTTCTATATTCAGATGTTGGAAATGGATGAAGAAAAACTTAAAAGAGCATATCTTGAAGGTTGGATTGATTGGTTATGTATAAGAGTTATGTTAAATCAATGGCGTTCTAAGAATTCAAGTTTTTATACAACATATAAAAATACGAATTTTAAATATCTAGAAGAAGGTCAAGACTTTGAAGATATAAAAGAAATAGAAATAGAGTTTAATTATACTATGGCAGAAATTATATTAAACAATAGAAAAATGGATACATAAACAGTATCATATGACACTTTTTAAATTATACTTTAAAGATGGTCATAATTATAAGAAGATAAATGAATTAACAGGTGTGAGTATTGGTTCAATAGCACATAGTGTTAATAAGAGTTTAGATTACATAAGAAAAAAAGTAAAATAATATATGAAAAAAACAAAATTAATGTTAGGTGACAATATAGAGTCACTTAAAAAATTACCTGATAATTCAATAGATAGTGTTGTTACAGACCCGCCTTATGGACTTTCATTTATGAATAAAAAGTGGGATTATGACGTACCATCAGTAGATTTTTGGAAAGAAGTTTATAGAGTTTTAAAACCAGGAGGTCATGTATTGAGTTTTGGTGGTACAAGAACCTACCATAGAATGGTGGTTAATATAGAAGATGCTGGTTTTGAAATTAGAGACCAGATTATGTGGTTGTATGGAAGTGGATTTCCTAAGTCATTAAATATTGGCAAAGCAGTTGATAAGATTCAAGGTAATGAAAGGGAAGTTGTTGGTGAAATGAAAGGTGCTGGAACACCTGGTAGTACATTTACGGATGAAAATGGTAGAAAGTTTAACAGTGAATATATTGGAACGAAAGGACAATCTGAATGGGAAGGTTGGGGAACTGCTTTAAAACCAGCAAATGAACCTATTTGTCTAGCTCGTAAACCTTTAAGTGAAGGTACAGTTGCTGAGAATGTTTTAAAGTGGGGCACTGGTGGAATTAATATAGATGGATGTAGAGTTAGTGGTGAAAGTTGGGGTTCAAGACCAAATACAAATAAACCTAAATATGGTGGTAGTTCATACAACGATTCAAATACAATGAATATAGGTGGTGAATACAATCCAGAAGGCCGATTCCCAGCCAACATAATATTAGATGAAATTGCTGGTGAATTATTAGATGAACGGAGTGGTCAGAGTAAATCGAGTGGACATAAAATAGAAAAAAGAAATAATAATAGTAAAGATATATTTGGCATTAAATACTACCATAGAGAAAAATCTTATGTTGATAATGGTGGAGCCTCACGTTTTTTTTATCAAGCAAAGGTTTCAAAAGCTGAGAGAAATATGGGTTTAGATGGGTTTGAGGAAAAAGAAATAAATTTTACACCAGGTTTTAATAGTAGAGATGAAAGTGGTAATATAATAAAAAGTGATGGGACTTTGATGAGGCCAATAATTAGAAAAAATTCTCATCCTACAGTTAAACCAGTAGCTTTAATGACATATCTATGTAGATTAGTAACTCCACCAGGAGGAATAGTTTTGGACCCGTTTATGGGTTCTGGTTCAACTGGTATATCAGCTCTATTAGAAGGATTTAGATTTGTTGGTATGGAAATGGATAAAGAATATTTTAAAATTGCTGAAGCAAGAATTAACTCATATGAAGAGTATAGAAAATTTATTAAAAAGTAATGGATTATATTTTAATGATTAAATGTTTTTTATTATCTTGGATGATAGTAAGATTCGAACCAATTCAATGGCTTTTAGAGTTATTACCTAATAAACTATATAAATGGATTTTAATTACATTAACAAGTTGCTTAAAATGTTCGAATTTTTGGATAAGTTTTATATTTATACATGATATATTCATTGCATCAGCAATGGCTTTTATCGGAATGTTATATGAAAAGACTATAGGCACTTGGGAAACAAAAATAAATTTTAACTAAAATGAAGATTAATAAAAGTATAGAAAAAGAACTAGATAGACTAGCTGGTATAAAAGTACCACAATCTAAAGATATAGACTTAGTATTTAGTTTATATAAAACCTTTGTTGATGCAGATGCACCTTTTTATACAACAGGATGTAGTTGTAAAAACTCAATAGAGAACTATTATAAAAAGTTAATGAGTTGGTGGAGTGAACAAAAGTTAATTGGTTTAGAAGTTATAGATGATATTAAATTATATGATGTAGATGATTTTTTCGATGAAAACAATATAAAAAATGGACCCGAAAATTGATAGAATAGTAAGATTACTTAAAATATTAGGTAAACCTTATAATGAAATAGTTGGAATATTTTGGATTAACAGTGAAGTCGTTGTTGATTGTATATCAGTGACTGAAAATGGTAAAGATTTTGAAATGGGTGTATTTACCAAAGTAGAAGGAACTGATTGGGAAGCAATTATTCCATCTCACCTATTGACTGAAGAAGAACTAGATGACTTATGTGAATTATTAGAAAATATTTTAATTAATTCATAATAAAAACGAACCAACCTGAAAAATGGCAAAAGCTGCATATACAAAAGACGATTTAATAGCTCAAATAATTAAATTAAGACTAGTAGAAAACTGGTCTACTAAGTCTATATTAGACTTTTTACAAGATGATTTAGGTTATGGACAAACACAGTCTTATGAATACATTAAATGGGCTAAAGAAGAGATTAAAGAAAGATATAAAAGAACTAATGATGCTGCAGTGGAAGAAGCAATATATCAATATGAAGAAATGTTAGAAAAGGCAAAATCAAAAGGTGATATAAAACTTTGGCATGAAATATAATAAAAAAAGATGAACTTGGAGATTAATGCTACACCAGTTTTTGAAATGAACTGGGAAGCTTTACATAAAGGTTATAGATATCTTTTAAATCAAGGTGGAAGTAGAAGTAGTAAATCTTATTCACTTTTACAATTAATTATTACCTTGTGTCTAAGAAGTAAGATTTCTATATCAATAGTTAGACAATCTTTCCCATCATTAAGAGCTTCAATAATGCGTGACTTTTTTGAAATACTTAAAGAAATGAATTTATATCAAGAAACAAACCACCATAAAACAGAACATACATATTTCTTTAAAAATGGTTCTTCAGTTGAATTCTTTGCAACAGATTCAGAACAAAAGATAAGAGGTAGAAAACGTGATATATTGTATTGTAATGAAGCAAATGAACTTTCCTTCGAAGTATTTAATCAACTCGTTTTAAGAACAAGTGGTCAAGTATTTATTGACTTTAATCCATCAGATACAGAACATTGGATATATGACCTATTAAAAGATGAATCAAAAACTGTATTAATAAAATCTACTTATAAAGACAATCCTTTTCTATCAAAAGAACAAGTAGAATATATTGAAAATTTAATTAATGTAGATGAAAACTATTATAAAATATATGCTCTTGGTGAAAGACCAACCGCAAGTACGAGAGTCTATAGTCATTTTAAGCAGTATGTTGACGAACCTGAATATACTGATTGGTGTTATGGACTAGATTTTGGTTATACACACAATACTGCACTTGTAAAAGTTATGTATGTCGGTTCTAAGATATATGTAAAAGAAATATTGTTTGAAGGTAAGTTGACTGCAGTTGACCTTAAAAATAAGTTAAGTTTCTTAATTGAAGATAAAAAACCTATTTATTGTGACTGGGCAAGACCAGAAGTTATTGAGGAATTAAAAAGAGCAGGTTTTAATGTTAAAGAGGCAATAAAAGATGTTAAAGCAGGAATAAATTGCATAAAATCTAGTGATATTTATATTTATCATGAGTCAACTAATCTACTGAAGGAATATAAACTATATAGTTGGAAGTCTAAAGGTGATGTTATTTATGATGAAGTTATTAAGTTAAATGATGACCTTAGAAATTAGTATGACAACTGAGTGGAATGAGCTTAGTTTAGGTCAATATATTAATTTTATGAAGTTAAATGAAAGAAGAGAAAAAGAGGAAATGGTTCAAGATTTTTATTTACTTTCACTTATGGAAGTTTTATGTAAGGTTGATGAAAACGAGCTTGATGACCTTTCACTTGCTGAATATCAAGAAAATCTTGAAGCAATGAAGTTTTTATTAGATACACCTACTGTAGAAGATACAGATGTTATAGAAATAGATGGTGTTAAATATTGTCTACCTCAGAAGTTTGATAGTTTATCAGCTGGTGAATATATAAGTATTAAAACTTTACAGAGTAGATATGAGAATAATATAGAAGGACTTCCATATTTGGTTGCAGTTATATTAAGACCTTTAAAAGAGGAACAAGTAGATGCTGAGACTGGTGAGAAAGTTTATATACAAGAAAAATTTGATACAAAAAACCTACAATGGAGAGCAGATTTGTTTAATGATAAGTTACAAATCTCAAAAATTATGACAGCAATAGGTTTTTTTTTCAATGGGAACAAAAGTTAAATAAGAACTATGAAAAGTTATATCAAAGTAAACCAAAAACAGGTTATAATTCAGCATTTGAACCTGAAATAGATGGTAGATGGACTTGGATTTCAATGATTGATAGATTAAGTGGTGGTGACATAACCAAGCACGACCAAGTTTATCAGTTAAATTGGATACAATGTTTAAATCTACTGGCTTGGTGGAAAACAAAAGATGACTACATAGAACAAATGAATAAAATGAATAGTAAAAAATATGGCTAATAATACTATAACGATTAATCGTATAATTGCAATATTTCGTGACCTTTCAATTAGGCATGAAATGATAAATGATTTTGGATTTGGTGAAACATCTGATATAGGTGCTTCAAGACCAATGTTGTTCCCGTATTTGTGGGTCGAACCAACGACCACTAGAATTACTCAAGGTAATACTGCAAATCGTTATCAAGAATTATTTTATTCGTTTAATATTTACTTGATGGATAAAATCCAAAAAGGTGATGATAACTTCGAAGATACACTTTCAGACACGAATTATATTCTAGCTACTATAGTTAGAGAGATGTCACAACATCCATATTATGTAGATATGAATGTTAGTTTATCTGGTGATGTTGTTTTTGACCCAGCAACTGAGGCAACTGATGATAATGTGAATGGTTGGATTGCACAGTTTACTTTAAAGATTCCATTAAGATATGGTTATTGTGAAACACCTATTGAGGCTATAAGTGGTTGGACTTCAAGTTTAACACCAGAAGTTACTCAATATAGATTAATAGGTCCTCAAGGATTTCAAGGACCATCAGGTCCAGCTGGTACACCAGGTACACCAGGTGGTCCACAAGGATTTCAAGGTCCAACAGGAGCACAAGGACTAAATGGTTTGACAGGTGGTCAAGGTTCAACTGGGCCTCAAGGATTAGTTGGAAATACAGGTGCTGGTGGTGCTTTAGGATATTTTATATCAGCTTATGACACAACGATTCAGACTAATCAAGGTGCTACTTTTGCAAATCAATTTAGTTATGATACTACTGCTGAATTTAATGGAATAAGTATACAGAATGGAACACAAGTATTATTTGATTATCCAGGAACTTATAATTTACAATTTTCTGCTCAAGTTGAAAAAACTGATGCAGGTTCAGATGAAATTGAAATATGGTTATCTAAAAATGGAACCAATGTAGATTGGAGTAATACAACTTTAGAACTTCAAGGTAATAATACTGAGTTAGTTGCGGCTTGGAATTTTGTTTTGACTGTAAATTCTGGTGATTATCTTGAATTAAATTGGCACTCGAATGATTTAAATATGAGAATATTGTCGAGAGCTGCTACATCAAATCCAACAAGACCAGAAATACCATCAATTATTTTAACTGTAACTCAAGTAATGTACACTCAAATCGGACCAACAGGACCACAAGGTGTTACTGGTCCTAATGATTTAGGATTACAAACAGTTTTAATTAATGATAGTTTATTGACTCAAAGTAATACAATTGATGTTAATAGTTAGTAGTTTTGAAGTAAATGCATCATCAAATGTAAACATTGACACAACTAATTCAGTTACTATAAAAACTAATGATACTGCTGAAGAGAGTGGCCTTTTTACAGTACCTACTCAAGCACAATTAAGAACACAAGATTTAGTAACAAGTGAATATACTGAAGTAACAACTCAAAAAGATAAATTATTTATAATAACACCTGGTGTTGTTAATTCTTCTGCTAATATTGGTGATGTTTTACAATTAACAAGTACTAGTGGAAGAGTTGAATTTGCAAGTATATCAGGAGTTCAAGGTCCAACGGGTCCTGATGGTGCAGCTGGTCCAGCAGGTAGTAATGGTACAAATGGAGCTCAAGGTCCAACAGGTCCAACAGCTCAATTAACATTTCAACAGACTTTAATAAATGGAGCTACACTTTCTCAGAATAATCAAGTTGAATTACAGGGTACTAATTTTACTTGGAATAAACCAGATAGATTTTTGATAAGTAATACTAGTTCAACTGCTGGTGAGAT